GGGAGTGTTGCGGGTGGAACGTATGCCGCAACATCAACCTACCCTATGTCAAATGGTGGTAATGATTGGGAAGCAAAATCACTTATACATATAGACTCACCTAGTTATTCAGTAGGGCAAACAATACAATATCAACCATACCAAGCTGGTCATACAGCAAGTAATGCTGTTCAGTTTGGTTGGGGAAGTTCTAATAGAGGTAGTGTTTGCACTATGCACTGCGAAGAAATTAAAGGATAAGGAGAAAACAATGACAACAATAGCAAACGCATTAAGTAGTTTAGGAATTACAGAGTGGGTACTCAGGGGAGAGCCTACAACCGAAGATGAGTTTAACGCTATGTTTCGTAAAGTCACAGGAGCAGACAGCAATGGTTCAGCTATAGAAAGTGCAGACCCAAAGGACTGGGGTGTAAATTATGCACAGGTAGCAGGGGAAAAGACACTACTGCAAAGCCGTGAGCCAATGCGATTGCTCCGTGTAGAAAGAGATAGATTACTGGCAGAAACAGATTGGATGGGTAACAGCGATGTAACTATGTCAAATGCATGGAAAACGTATAGACAAGCCTTGAGAGACTTACCTGCGAGTTCTGACCCAAAGTTAGATAGTAATGGTGGATTAGACATGAGTAGTGTAACCTTTCCAACTAAACCAAGCTAGGAGTAAGAAGTGGCGTTAACCAGATTAGGACATGGTGCATACCCAAGTGGAGCAGTATTGCAAGTTCAACGCACTAGACTTACGAGTGTTAACACACAAGCTCTCACTCAAAATGTACATCAAGCTATAACAGGAATGTCTGTAAATATTACACCTAAATTTTCTAATAGCTTAATACGTTTAGATGCTCATTTTTTTGGTGAACTTGGTCATGTACAAAACATTTTTAACCACACTCTTTGTTTTATGAGAGATAGTACTGATTTACATGAACCTGATGTCGGCAATAGAAACTACGGCTATGGTATGTTAACAAGAACATACAACGCTGATGATGCTGGTACAACTCCAGAAACAGCCGCTATATTTGACTACGACACTCCTAGCACTACAAGCCAGATCGCTTATAAATTAGCTATTAGAGTTTATAGCGATGGTTCTGGAACAGACTTGCTTACAATCAATAGAGTAAACACGGATTCAGACCACGCTTATGTCGAATATGGAATTTCACAAATATCAGCAACGGAGATTAAGCAGTAATGCCATATATTGGAAAAGCACCAAATCAAGGAGTAAGGACTAGGTTTATATACCAAGCCACAGCAGGACAGACATCATTTAGTGGGTCAGATGCCAATGCAAATTCGCTTTCTTATCCAGATGGGGAGTATGTTGATGTTTTTCAGAATGGGGTATTATTAAAGCCTTCTACAGATTATACAGCTACCTCTGGAACAACAATGATATTGGTTACTGGAGCTTCCTTAAATGATGTTATAGAAATAATTGTTTATGATGCGTTTACAATAGCCAATAGCTACAGCAAGTCAGAATCAGATACACGCTATCCTTTTCTTGGAAACGACAGTATAATACGAACCAACGGCAACAGTATCACGGCAGATATAACAATACCAAGTGGTACAAACGGATTGTCAGCAGGACCTATAACAGTTACAAACGCTACAATCACAGTTAACGGAGTGTATACAATAGTATGACCAGTAAATTAGTAGTAGATAACATTCAGGGTAAAGCTACAGCGTCTAAGGTAGATATTGCAGGTCATGTTGTGCAAGTCATCTATGCCGAAACAGATACAAGACAATCCCTTACCTCAACATCTTATGTTGACCTTACTGGAATGACGGCAACAATTACACCTTTTAGCACAAGCAATAAAATATTAGTGCAAGTCTGTCTTAATTTAGGACATGAACCTGTAGGTATGAACATTAGCTGTCAATTACTTAGAGGAAGTACAAATATATTTGCAGGTACAGATACAAGCATGAAACAAGGGTTTATTCAAACAGAATGTAATTTAGGAGCTAATTTTCAATACGAAATAAAAAACTTTACAGCAACCACGCTTGATGCTCCTGCAACTGATTCAGCAGTTGTATATAAAGTACAAAGTAAAGTTAATACAGCGGCAGGAACTTGGTACATGAACAGAAACCATAACAACTCCTCAAGTCAAGGAACTACTAAATCATCTATAACATTGTTGGAGATAGGTGTATAATGGCAAGTGAACTTCATGTAGATGCAATAAAACATTCTGGTGGCACAAGTGCCATGACGATAGATAGTACAGGACGTATATTAACACCTGCTAGACCTGCTTTTAAAGCTAGATTAACTACAGGTTCTGGTGGTGGTTCAACTGGAACTTTAGTATTTAATACAGAAGATTTTGATATTGGTGGAAATTATGATACATCAAACGGAAGATTTACTGCTCCAGTAGCAGGGGTTTACTGGATTTGTTTTTCAGCCCTTTCAGCAGGAGATAGTTCTGGTAGTTCTTTGTCTGCTACTAATGCGATATGGGTACATCTTCACAAAAATGGAACTGAGATACCAGGAACTGTTGCTCATGCTTATATTGCAAGTGGTGGAAATTTCCAAGAGAGTATTCACAGTCCTAATGTATTAAGTCTATCTGCTAATGATTATATAACAGTAGTAGTAGGAAGCGAGTATGTTTACACGGATGCTACTGGAAGATGGGACCCAGTATTTCAAGGATACTTAATAGGATAAAACAATGGCATCAATACTTAAAGTAAATACAATACAAGACGCAACGAACTCTAATACGGCTATGACTGTCAGTACTGGAGGAGTAACTAGTTTTCCTAACAATCCATGCTTTAATGTTTCAAAAAATGCAGACCAAACTGTGCCAGATGCCACTGCAACAAAGATAACTTTTGAAAATATTACAGACGGTGGTAATAGTGGTAGAAACATAAACAAGGGTAGCTTGTATGCTAGTAGTAGGTTTACTGTTACAGCAACAACAACTGGAATATATTACTTTTGGACAAATTTATTGTTCATAGGTGGTGGTGATGTAGACGATATGTATATTCAATGGAGAAAAAATAATGTTGTTCAAAGTTTAAACTATCACAATACTGGTTATGCAGACAATTCTAGTAATGGTGTTATTAATGCTTTGGCTATGATGAATTTAGATACAGCAGGAGACTACATGGAATTATGGTTGTATGCTAATTTAGGTAGTGGAACAACTGTATTAAATCATGGCGATAGCACAACTAATAGTAGATGTGTTATGGGAGGATTTAAAATTGCGTAGGATAATACTATGAGCAAAGCAGCAGAATTAGCAAACCTTATAGGCAACATCAATGCAGGTGGTGGTGGAGTAAATAGGAATGTCATCATCAATGGTGCAATGAATGTGGCACAGAGACAGGTGTCGGTTACAGGATTGGGTGGTAATACTTCTTCTACAGCAAATAGATATAATGTTTGTGACAGATGGGCAATAGATGTAGAAGGTACTACAGCAGGGCGATATACATTAACGCAAGACAGTTCTGCTCCTAGTGGATTTGCAAATAGTCTTAAACTAGCCTGTACTACAGCAGACACATCTATTGGAGCAGCTGAACTTGTATCGCTTAATCAAATAATAGAAGGACAAAATGTACAAGCCTTTGCTAAAGGAACATCAGATGCTAAACCCTTTGCTGTATCTTTTTATGTAAAAGGTAATGCTAGTGCAACTTATGTATGTGAGTTATTTGATGGAGATAACACTCGTCATGTCTGTAGTACGTTTAGTGTTACAACGGATTGGACAAGAGTAGAAATTACCTTTCCTGCTGATACCACAGGAGCATTTGATGACGATAATGCGGCTAGTCTATATGTACAAATATTCTTACACGCAGGGTCAAACTTTAGCAGTGGTACATTACCTGCAACATGGGCTTCTAAAACAAATGCAAATAGAGCGGCAGGTGGTGGTTCATTCTTTGACAGCACAGCAAGAACCTTCTTCATCACAGGTGTTCAGTTAGAAGTAGGGCAGAACCCAACAGAGTTTGAGCATGAACCCTTTAACACAACTAGGCATAAGTGTTTACGTTATTATGAACACAACTACGAAGCAGGATATTACCCTGCTGATGGTGTAACTTATTCAAATACTGCTAGTCCTTTTTTGGGTAATTGTTACCACAGCAGTGGTGGAGGTGGTAAATATATATTAACCTATCATAAATTTGAAGTAGAAAAAAGAGCATCTCCAACTACGACAATGTATCGTGTAGCAGGTTTAGGTAATGGAAGTACTGCTAATAGATGGGATTGGTTCAACTACTCTGGTGGTTGGGACGAAACAGATGGTAGCACAGAAGCAGGTGAAATTAGTTCTCAACATCACGGAGCATTAGCAT